CAGCATCTGCATCATTTCCTGGCCCTGGAGGAAGGGCTGGTTCATCTGGTTCATCTGCGTCTGCTGCGTGGCGTTGCCCTGCTGGATCGCACCAGCCATGGCGGTGGAGTAGGCGTCGTTCTCCGCCCGGGACTGGTTCCCAAACTGAGCGTCGTACGCCTGCGTCCCCGGATCGAGGCCGCTGTTCGCCGCCCCGGAGGAGAACGCCTGCCGCTTCTGGGCCCACATCGGATCGAGCCGCGAGGTGGCCTGATCGTAGTTGGACTTGATCGCCTGATTGCGGGCCTGGGTGGGGTCGTAGTTGGCGGCCTTGTTCATCCCGCCCTGGAGGGCGTTGAACGTGTTGGCGGCCTGCCCGGTGAAGCCCAGGGTGGACTGCCACTTGCCATCCGGGCCCTGGGACCATTGCTGGCTCCCCATCGGGTTGTTGGTGGTGGGGGTGGCGGCCCCGTAGAAGTCCTCCACCTTGGGGGCGTTCTTGTCGTCGCCGCCCTTGAGGCCGCCCATCAGGCCGCCCGCGACCCCACCAGCAGCGGCACCCCAGGGGCCCAGCATGGCCCCCGTACCGGCTCCCGACATCGCACCAGATCCTACACCGCCCCAATCCCAGCCCATGCTATGCCGCCTTCCTCGCGCCAGGCGCGATCCACTCGCAGTCCTCGCGCCGCATCTCGTAGATCATCTGATCGACACCGCCACCGAAGCAGTTCCGAATCGTGTAAACCCGCTTGAACCCTACCCGCTCCGTGAGCTTGAGCGACCTCTCATTGTCGCCCCGGATCGCGCAAAGCGCCACGCCCAGGCCAAGCTGCACGAAGGGGTACTCGAAAGCTGGCATGATCAGTCGGCGCAGCACCACCGGGCTGTCCAGGGCGACATGCATCACCACCGCGTTGGCGGTCCAGGCGTCGTAGCCGAACATCCCGTGGACCGTGCCCTTCCCGTCCACGGCCTCGATCGCCTTGAACAGGGGCGAGGGCGTGACCCCGGCCCGCTCGACCAAGTACTGGTAGTGCTCCGGTGGCGCAGCGCGGACGATCACAGTAGGCCCCCGCTGTCCATGAGAACGTCCATCCCGACCAGGGTGACGGCGGTGCCTGCCGTGCCGCTTAGAGCCACGGCGATCACCGTGCCCATGCCCGTGGCACCCATCTTTCGGCCCGCCACCCCCACCCCCGCGTCCCAGGTGGCGGTGTTCCATTGCCCCACGTTCCAGGCGTCAAGATCCGTACCGAACGGGGCCAGCGCGGTGAGGGGCAGTTCTGTGAGATCGTAGTTGTACCGGGCGCTGGCGGCGTACCCCGGCTGGGCTCCGTCCGTGACGAAGTACGGCCGGATCATGTGAACGCGCTTGTTCGCCACGGACCCCAGGTTCTGGTAGGCCGACAGCATACCGAAGTTGATCTTCTCCTGGGGCGCGGTAACGTACACCTCGTTCGCCCCGGACACCGTGGTGGTGGTGCCGGAATCGCTGTACCCGTCGTTCACGCACACCCGGCCATCGGCGGTGCCGAAGAACATCTTGCCGTGCCATGTGCTCATGCAGGTGATCGGTAGCCCGGTCTGCACCGCCCAGCCCTTCGACGCGAGCGACATGGCAAGCTGGCTGGCCTCGTTGTTCGCCAGCCCCGGCACGTTGATCATTAGCAGGTTGTCGGTGGGGTGAATGACCAGCGCCCAGCCCTGTAGATCGCTGTGCGAGGACATGAGCCGGTTGAACAGGTTCGACACCTTGGCGGTCTCGTACACGTTCGGATCGCGGATCAGGCCGCCCGACACCAGCTTGGACAGGGGTAGGCACCCGGCGGTGGACAGGACGAAGAGATCCCCGCCGAAGTTGGACGCGACCTGCCGCCCCGGGGGGACGGGCCCCGCCCACCAGACGCCCTTGAGCCCGAAGGCTCCTGGGAGGGCGGGATCCGTGCCCTGGTAGACGACGATGTCGCCACCCCGGGAGATGCCAACGAGAAGATCATCGACGCCGTCGCCCCCGTCGAGCGTCCAAGACCAGAGGCCCACCAGGGCACCGCCGTACTTGAACCTGGGGGCGAACGGCATCGGGTAGGACTGACCGGCGAAGGCCCCCACGTCGAGGTACACCGCCGTGGCGGAGTTCCCCAACACAAACCAGAGCCGGTTCTTCCATTGCATGACGTAGCGGAACTGCCCCGGATCGCAACCGATCACGGAGGGTACGAACTTCCAGACCGCCGTCCCGTCCGTGATGCTGGCCCCGCTACCGGCGGGCCCGGTGGTGCCGGTGGTGCCAGAGGTCGTACACTCGTATGCCAGATCGTTCAGCGCTACCTGGGTTCCCACCGTGACCGCCGTGGAGGGGGCCCAGGCGTTGTAGGGAAGCCTGATCACCTTCGTCCACGTCGAGGTCTTTTCGGAGTACAAGAAGTACCCGTGAACCTCGTCGGTGTAGGCTATGTAGTGATCGCCGTTCAGGTTGATGTAGGAGGTGGAGATCCCACGCCCTGCGTTGATGTTGTGGTACCCGTAGCTGGGGAAGGCCACGGCGGGCGTGGGGTCGTAGGCGGAGCCGGTGGTGATCTCGTTCGTCGCGTCGAAGATCCCGCCCGCCGTGCAGGCGAAGAAGCGGTCCCGGGCACCGTTGTCGGCGGAGCCGTTGAAGGGGATCAGCGTGCGGACCTCGTCCATCCACTTGTTGCCGGATCCATCGGTCCAGCGTAGCCCGCTGAACCAGTCGTAGAAGCCCGACCTGACCCGAAGCCCGTACTGGAAGGGGATCAGGTTGGTGAGCGCAAGGCAGTCGGTGGGCCGCATCATGCCCGCTGGATCGGTCGTGTTCAGACCCCCCACGGGGGCGGGCAGGAACGCGCCGTTGGTGCGCTGGCCCTGGGGGAGAACCCCCATGCCGAAGGCGCGGCGCTTGGCTGCGCGGAGCGGGCGGCCCGCCACGTCAGACCCCGAACCCGGTCACGGGCACGTTCTGCCCACCGATGAGCGGGTCCACGATCGGGCTCCAGCGCCGCGTGGCATTGAGGATCGGGGAGGGCGAGTCTGCGCTCTTGGCTGAGTCGAGGATCGCGTTGAAGTCCTGCTGCGCGGCGGTGGTGTCGAAGCCCTTGGCCTTGAGGAAGTCGAGCTTGAGCCCCGCGACGAGGAGCAGCGGGTCGAACCACACAAGATCTGAGGAGTACGAAGGTGCGTCCGACACCGCCGTGTCGGGGGCCCCCGCCCTGGAAACCCAGTAGGAGGAGCAGTACTCGAAAACGATGTTGAACCCGGCGGGGGTGTTGGTGTTGGGGTACAGTTCGATCGACCGTGTGATCGGACGAAAGAGGACGTTGAACACCACTCCAACGATCCGACCCTTGAGGTACTGCCACTCCTGGGGGCTGACCGGCCCGCCCACAGGGAGCCGGTTGGTCCGGTTCCACCATGTTTGGTCGATCATGTTGTGGTAGTCGGACGGCAGGGAGTACGTCCCCTGGTTCGCCACGGTCGTGAAGCTGTGCTCCTTGCGGAGATGCCCCCAGGGCATGTCCATCTTGGCGTGGATCAGCTTCTTGCCAAGGCTCTTGAGCAGCCAGCACATCTGCTTCACGTTCGCATCGGAGTCCGCGAACGGATCGCTGACGTTCGTCAGTCCGATCTCCACCAGCGCCTGATTGATCACGCCGCCCGCCGTGTCCCAGGGCGGGACGTACACGGCGGGCGGCTGCATCGGCTCCGACCACGCGCCAAGCTGGGCGAAGGTGTCGATCATGGCGACCCGATACCAAGTGGCATCGGATCCGCCAGCGTCGTCGTAGTAGAAAACGCCGTTCACCGAATCGTAGACGGCGGGGTTCGCCTGGGTGTTGGCGATCGTTGCGATTGTCACCCACGTCGCTGCGTCTGGGGACGACTGAAGCCGGTAGGACGCCGTTGTTGGATCGGCGCTAGCAGGCCAAGTGACGTGAGTGCTCATCGATCACCTTCGCTGGGACTTGGTGAGTTGGTCGATCTTCTCGCCCTGCGACTCCAGAGCGGCCTTGAGGGTCGCGATCGTTTCGTCGCGCTTGGCGAGTTCCGCCTGGAGCTTCTCCGCCGGGGCCCCGTCCGACGCGGCCTGGAGGAAGTCCCCGATCCGCTTGCGCAGCCCGTGGGCGTCCATGAACTTCTGGGCCACGGCATCGCTCATGTCGCGGACGTGTTCGGCGGTCTTGAGCCCCAGGGCGTGGAACTCCAGCACCCGGGCCTTGGAAAGGAAGGGGATCTTGTCGAGGGGCGTGCCGACGAGCGGCTGCTCCTGACGGCGCTTGAACGCCGTGTACTGCTCCGGGTAGGTGTCCTTGTCGATCTCACGGACCTCGCGCACGGTCACGTTGAGCTGATCGCCAGGAACCATGATACGGATGAACTCCTCCTCCTTGTAGATCGGTCGCCCCTGCTTCACCGACTCCTCGCTGTCGGGGACCGCCTCCATGAAGAAGTGGGCGAACAGCTTCTTGCCGTTGCCCATGTACGCCTGCATCGCCGCGTCGTCTGCCTGCATGAGAGCCATGTGATCTCCATTCTAGAGGTCCGCCGCTGGCCCTCTAGGAGGGCCAGCGGCGGGGTGCTGCGGGGGTACTAGAGGCTGGCGGTCAGGCCCACCTGGGTGGGGAAGTTCAACTGCACCGTCATGCTGGCCGACTGGGACGAGGTGTAGCTCACCGGCACGGCCATGCCGACGATCTGATTGCCTGCCACGACGGCGCTGGCGATCACGCCCGCACCGGCCTGGAGGTACACCGGAGCACCGGCCGCCACGGCGGCGTTGGTGCCACGGGCGAAGTCGCACAGACCCTCGACCTGCACCCAGCCGTAGAGGTTGGTGGCCGACAGCGCCCCGCACGCGATCCCCAGCGGGAAGCCGTAGCTGGCGGAGTTGACGGTACCGGCCATGACAGCCGACCCGTTGATGATCTTCACCAGGGCCCCAGCCGAAGCGACGTTGTTGCCCTGGGCGTAGACGAACACGGCCTCGCCCAGCGTGGGGTCGAGCCCCCTCGCGTTGTAGCCCAGCGGCCAGCCCTGGACGGTTGCGGTGGCAGAAGCAGGCCCCGGGTAGCCGATCTGGTTCTCGTTGATCTTGTATGCGGACATGGTGTGGTTCCTTTCTTGATCAGTTCGGGGCTAGGTGGTG